TGGCTGTTGGCCACAACGGCGGAACCGTCGATCTGCTTGATGTACTCGGTGTGACGACGAGCTTCAACGAACGCAGTCTTGGAGCACTGGTTGTTGATGATGATCGACATTTGCTTCAGGGCGAAGTCCAGGGATTCCTGGTACACGTCCTTGTCGCTCACTGGGTACTGAACCGAGATCGGCGAACGGCGCTGAACGGACAGATGCTTGTAGGCATCGAACACTTCTACGCGGTAACCGAAGTTGCCACGGTTGGTGTTGTTGACGTTCTGGCCAGTACGGGCAGAAACCACGGTACCCGACTTCAGGGTGTTGAACAGAGCCTGTTGTGGGCCAGCGGCGTTGCCGTACTTGACGACGGTCTTGGTGCTAGTTTCGTACAGCTCGGAGATGACCACCGAACCTGCCAGCAGGTTGATGTCGCCGCGCTGACGCTGGTAGGTACCAGTCAGTTGCAGTTGCAGGCGTGGCTCGTAGCCGGCGGCCAGGAAGTCAGCGAAGATGGTTTCGCCCACGTCGTTGCCGTCTTTGTCCTGAACCGAGAAACCAGGGTATTGCTGGATTTTCAGGTTCAGAGTACGCTCGTCGGAGCTCTGGATCTGGCCACCGACGCCGAAGGTGTTGTTCGACATCGAAGCGGTGTTGATGAAGAAGGTCTTCTCGACGGTACCGAGCATGACTTTCACGCCGACACGCTTAACAGCGATCGAGTTGGATTCCAGCTCGTCGGTGTTGGTCCACGGCTGTTGGCCAGGGGTCTGGGTCAGAGCCAGGAAGTTCGGGATGTTGACCGGAACAACCAGGTCCTGGGTCAGGTGTTCCTGACGGCCGTACGCGTCGCCCGGCATGTACTTGATAGGCACTGGGGTGGACAGCGAAGAAGGGGCGAAGAAACGGCGGGTATCGGCGCCGTCATCAGCAGGGTACACAGGGTACACAGCGAGGACTTCTTCTTTGAACATGTCGCCGGAACGCAGCAGGCCGAAGACCGGACGCAGATCGGAAGCGGACTGGAACGCGGTAGCGCCGTAGGTGTAGGTACCCAGGCCAGCGGCACGTACGGTCATTTCAACGCCTTCTTCCTTGTAGCCGATCGAGATCGGAGCGTACAGGGCGTCGGCGCCTTTGGTTTGCAGGTGGGACTGGGCGTTCAGCACCAGGTTGGCCGCACGGATGGACTGCTCGTCGCCCTTGAAGTTCTGGAGCGAGAAACCTTCCTGACCTGCGACTGCGGCGAAGTTCTGGCCGCTGGCGTTGAAGCCTTCGATGACGTCTTTGGCGCGTTGCTTGACGTCGGCACCCCAGGCGCTTTTGATCGTGTCGAAGTTGTTCTGATTGAAGCCGTCGAACATCTGGCTTACTTTCAGGCTTTCGGAACCGCTCACGGCGGCCAGGGCGGATTGGAATTCTGCGTAGCTTTCGGTACCAGTGATCGAACCCAGGTTGCCGTTGCCCAGGGCTTGTTTGGTAGCCCAGAAATAGTTCGGCTTCTTATCGACGCTCGCCGTAACCTTTTTGACTTTAAGTTCTTCGCTCATGATGCATTCCTGTCGAGAAAGTTGTGTATGCAAGTTAATGCGGTATTAAACTGCACATAAAATACTATACCGCTTTGTTAAGGATTCTGTTGACTCACAAATCCGTAGACATCAGCCATCGAAAACACTCCCACGGCGGGACGTATTACCTTGCCGTTATGAACTTTCAGATAACCTACTTGCTCATAGAGTGTTTGTTGCAAGGCCAAAGAGAGGGTACGACCCTTAAGTTCATCCCAACCAGAGGTAGAAACCTCGGTACCCGGCTCAATAACAAGCAGAATCGTTTGTCCTACTGAAATCGATTTGAAGTGGGTCGAACGGATCAAATGCTCCCGTAACGAATTACTGTCGATCTCATTGAATGCTTGCTCAACCATTCCGCCGTTGTAGCCTTCACCAAACAACGTCGCCAGTTCGGGCATCTCAACACCGAGTAGTTTAGCAGCTTCCTGCTGAACCGCGATGTAAGCAGCCACCTGATGAAACGTCAGTTGGTTATGGTATGAATGAATTTTGTGCAATTCCAATAGCGGAATTTTAGCACTCTGAACAGCCTCCAAAAGGTCGCTGGTCAGGAAGATAACGTGGAACGGATCCCCGTTCGGATATTTGAAGATCATTGGTTAGTTGCTCCTAGGAGTTAGGAATGAACGATTTGCTGGTATTGGTCAAACTATTGACCTCGGTCTATCAGGCTAAGAAGCTGAAAGACAAAAACCTGTTAACAGAATTGACAGAAATTCTGGAAGAACTACCGGCACCGCCACCCGATATTTTGACGCAAGATAAGGCTCTTCGAGAAGGCATACGCTCAGCAATCTTCTGGACACTCGACCAGGAGGATGGAGATCCGCTTATAAAATCTTTGTTGATGCAGCGTATCGCTGTTTTCAGTAAGGGTGATGACACAATTAAGAAGGTTGTTGCAGATGGGATGGAGGACTTCGATTCAGAAGAAATGATTCGTCGTCTTATCTTCCGTCAGATTAAAGACATTCGTAAGAACGCTCAAGAAGAAGCTTTCCAGAAAAGATTCCGTCAGAAGATCAGGGACTTTGCTTACAAAGATCTCCACGAAATGAAACGTGAGGATTGGGGTGCTCTGCTCGACCTTATTCAAGAACGGGTTAACGAATCGTTTAACGAACGTCAGTCCGAAGTAGTGGTAAGTGTTAACAGTAATGACACCACCAGCATGTTAGCGGTCATTGAACTGGCTAAGCGGGAGAAGAGTCCTGAGGGTATTCTGAAGAGTCCCCTGCACGGCCTAAACATCGCCATGTATCCTGATGGTGGGTTTAACCGTAACAAGACGTACATGATTGAAGCACTGACTAACCGTGGTAAGTCTTTGACCATGGGTCATATCCTTTGGGGTATTGCTAAGTACAACACTCCGTTCTTGCGAGATCCTTCGAAGATCCCTACCATCTGCTTTGACTCATCGGAAGACACGATGGGGTTGGTACTGGAGCGTATGTACAAGTTGACTTGTGCTGCGGCCCTGGATAACAACGCAGACTTCTTGGCAGACGATGCAGGTAACATCGCTGACGAGATTGCCAAGTGTTTCCGTGAGAACGGTTGGTTCTTGGTTATGAACCAGATCGAGTCCAACAAAGAAGACATGAACCGTCTCTTTGATCGGGTTCGTACGCTGGAGCTCAAAGGCCACGAGATCATCTTCTACGGCTACGACTACCTGGCTCTGATGAACTACGACAAGATCCCTGGTGACAGTAAGTCTGACAAGTTGCAGTTGCTGTATCGTCGTGTTCGTTCGTTTATGATTAACCGTGGTATCTGTTTCGTCACACCGCACCAGCTCAACCCTGACGCGAAGCGGTCGTTGAAAGAGATGGACGATGAGAGTGAGGTTTACTTCATTCGTGATACAGCAGGTCAGTCGATGACAGAGACGTCGACCAAGATCACTAACGAAGTAGATTGTGTATTGGGTATTCACGTAGCTCGGGGTCAGCAAGCGAGTTACTGGTGTTGCATGCTTGGGAAGATGCGTGGTGAAGGCGCTCCTCCGCCAGACCGTTTCTTCTTCTACCGACTGGATCCTAAGTTCGGATTACTTCACGACATCTTGGGTAAGCCAATGTTCAGACGTAGTTTGCAACAGCGAATAACCTCTAAAGGTTTAGAGAATGACTCCGACCTCATGTAACGAGAAAAAATAAGGTTAGCTACCCCTCTCCGCATTAGCGGAGAGGGGTAGACTATTCACTTACGTTTAACTTTCTTGTTGTTATCGATCCATGCTCTTATTTCTTTGGTTACTCCATTCGGAAGGGAGTTAATTTCCTCAGGAGTGGCGACCGTCCATGTACAAAGGCGATGAGACCTTATACGCCCCATATAGCAACTGTTGATAGCGTCTGGGGTAAACCCATGTTCTCTTTTTTCGGCTAATCCCGTTAGGATAAATGAATACCCTTTAAACTCACCTTTGATCACGACACCTTTAACAGGTATTGCTCCGGGGTGATCCTTACCCGTTCCAACAATTCGCATTAGCCCGGTTTCTCTGGCGTGCTTGATGTTGCCTCCATGAGTAGTCCACTCTAGGTTACTCAGGGCTATATCTAACTTCTTACCGTTCTTATGGTTAACCTGTTGATCCATAGGGTGACCTTCCTCAGGAGGAATGAAACAGCACCCGATAAGTCGATGTAGGTTCACACACTTATTAGTGGCAAAGGATATTAGCCAGTATCCGTCTTTGTTTCCCATGAACGGTGAGAATATCTTTACTTTTCCATTCAGGTTCCTGCAAACCCTCCCTAGGTTGCTCACAAAGAGCCCTGGAGGTGCTGTAGCGGCTATTTCACTAAGCAGGCCCTTCTTACGGTACTTGTAGTAAATAAACGGCACCCAGACCTCGTAGGAGGCGTTCTTGCTAATTTCACGTTTCAAAGCTTTATCGATGATGTTCAAACTAAAAGGATAGGCGGTGTTTTTGTATTCCGCTATTTCGGTTTCAGTGAACATTGTTTCTAGAGTATTACTATTTTTATCCACTGGGGACCTCCTTATTAGTTCACACTAATGATGTAGATCCAAAAATAGAC